TTCATCATATGCTTTCTGATAGGCGTCCGGGTGTGTCTTGCCCTTGAATATTTTTCCGTCTACTCTTATCGCAGCCTCTTCGAGATCGTCAAACGCGCGTAAGTAGTGTGGCTTTGCCGCTCGCTCTCTTATGTCTTCCGCTTCTTTGATTGCCCGCCCGGCGGCGCCTTTGATCTTTTCGCCAAGCGCCACGGGAGTTTCCTCATATCCGCCCATTTCGCGAATGAATTTGTCTATCGCTTCATCCGTCTGCGTCGCAAGCGTTTTCTCAAAACTCTGGATCTGGTTGGATGTCAACGGATGCTTGCGCAAATACTTCCATATATTTGTCATGCCCTCCTTGTCGTAGAGCTGGTGCGGAGCAAGGGTTATCCCATGTTTATCCGCAATAGTTTTGATATACAGCGCTTTTGCATGATCTTCCGGCTTTAATAGACCTAAGCGCACCTCCCGGCCGGCGAAACGCAGCCCTTTCGCTTTGCGGCCCAGATATCTGTTGACCATGCCGGATATCAATTTACCGGCCATCTCGCCGCCGAGTGCAAATGCCCCTTCGAGCGCAACATCAACGACGTTATCAAGCCCGCTTTGCGGCTCGTCATAGAAAACCTTTCCTATGCCTTTTCGGACAGCCTCTCCGGCCATGGCCCCGCCAATTGCTCCCTTTGGGCCGCCTACTACTGCACCCGCTGTTCCGAGATATGTGGACGGATGTGATAAAGCTTGTGCGACTCCCCGCTTTATTTTCGATGATAGCAATTCGGAGACTTCCCGCTGCCACTGCCCGGATTTTGTCTTAAACTCGATCTGTCCTTCTTTCGAGATCCTGTAAAATTTAGGAATATCGGAAAGGGGAATGCCCCGGTGTTTTGCATAGATTTTTACTTTGCTGACCGGATCGTCAACCAGGCCGGCCTCTGCCATTGCAGAGAATTCTGCTTCGGGTTCTTCGGCTGGTTTATATCGATAGATAGGTCTGCCGGGTTTAGGCAGCAGTGGATGATGATGCTCACGATAGGGTTCACGCAATTTCTGATAGGTTCCGCCGACGGGTTCTCTCTCCGGATCAAATTGCAGGATCTTGTCAATCTTATCCTGCTCTAGGCCGGGCTCGTCGTTACCAGGATCAAATTCCAAAAGTTCGTCGATTTCATCAGGCATTTTTATTCCATTCTCGCGGCAATATCTTCAATCCGCACTGCCTTGCCGGCGTTTATCATTTTAATGATTTCCGGGTCCGATATTCCCTGATTTCGATAGTACTCAAATCTCGCGATAGCAGCTCGCGTCATGCGGATCACATCATCCATTTTAGCCTTGAATGTTATCGGGTCATCACCCTGATACCATTTTTCACCAGGATCCGGCTGTGCAAGTCGCAGACGATCAGCTTCTTTTTCCGACATTTGAGCGCCGGTCAGTTCCTTGATATAAAGGTTAATGTTCTCAATCGCCTTTCGCTGATATTTTTTAAATCCCACAAGCTCTTTGCGGTCTGCCTCCTCCACCGGTTGTCCCAACTTCGCTTTTAACGATGTCCAGGCGCTTTCAAAGCGAGTGCCTAATTCCTGATACTCCGGCTTGAACTCTTTTTGTATTGCCCTCATGCGCTCTAATTGCTCTTTGCCCGATACGATTTTTTCCTCAATCGCACCTTGCGTCTTTTTCGACATTGCGGGGGTACGCTCACCACCCATATCAACGAGTAGATTCCCCTCGCGGTCATATATTTTCATGCCGCGTTTGGGCTCAGGCGTGACACCGTGGACGATCTGCACATTGCCGGCGTCATCTGTACGGAAAAACACCTGATTACCCTCGCTGCTTATCCCCTGCTTTACCGCGCTCCATTTTGTTTTTGCTTGTGGCAACAATTTCGAGGTGACTGCTAAAATATTGTCCACTGCCTTCTTGCTATATTCCGGAGGCATGCCGACCAGATCTTGATCACCGAAGATGCGTGAATACCGGCTTTTCGCGATATCATAACTCGCCTGATCAGTAACCCCCTGCATCAGGTTTCCCATTACTTCTACTTTTCGGAGCTCTTGGGCCTGCCTTCTATTTTCCTGTTCATGGCGCCGGGTCAAGTCCTGATGTGCGTATTCACCTGGTTGACGCTCCGCCGCCATCCCGAGCAACGTATTCTGTATTCTTGCTTGCCTGATGCGCTCCGCGTCAAGCAGTGCATTGCCCGCGTACGGCATTTGTATATTCAAAGGTACCGGCATCTCTCATCTCCTTTACTATGTTGAACCCGCGCCGAAATCCCACAAACCTGAATTGCCTGGACTATTTTGATTGAGCGCGTTATATAACAGCCAGTTATTAACACCGCTGGTCAAGCCCTGACTGAATATGTTTGCAAGATTAGTATAAAGATCTGCGCCGGCCTGCCCCTGCTGTTGGTATCCACCGGCGATCTGCCCGGTTAACGGTATGCTTTGCGATCCGGTCTGTCCCGCCGCCCCTGCGCCCATCCCGGCCATGCCCATCAGCGCGTTGTACTGATTCATCCAATCTTGTACTGCCTGGTTTTCCTGCGCCTGCTGAAATCCGGCGCGATTGTACCAGTCGGCGCCGAGCAATCCCTGCCGCTGGGCCTGTAGCGCCCAGTCCTGCATTGCGAGACCGGCCCGCCCCATTTGACGATTGTACCAGTCGCCGTATTCCTGCGCGGCCAACCCTTGGCTGCGTTCTTGCAGCTCCATCGCCGCGCGTGGAGACATGCGATAACCGCGTGCCGCTGCTTGGCGCTCCAAAGCCCTCGCCGCTTCGTCCTGCCTAAATTGATATCCTGGTGAGGTTTCAAAGTTTTCGAAGTATGATAGGACATTCGGGACTTCGGGAAGTTGCAGTTCGGGCGGAGTCATCTCCGCAGACGGTCTCGCAAATGTGAGATCATACATTTGTTGCTGCGCTCCCGCCTGTTGTTCGGGCGTTCTCGCGCGAAACTCCGCGCTGTCCTGTAAAACGGATAGTACATCCTGTTGCGTATACTCTCCACTCTGCAAGCGCTCCATGAAATGCTTCCATCCGTAGTCATCGGGGTCACGACCGAGGTACGACTGATAGGCATTGTACAGGAATTCCTCATTGCTTGGAGGTGCATAACCCGGATATGCATCCATGATCCCGCCCTGGGTGTAGGTTCCGCCATAGATTCTTTCCTGCTCGGATATTTGCTGCTCAAGATCCGCAAGCTCTTGCTCCAAGGCTTCAATGCTTCCGGGATCCGGCACCGGCGTTTCGACGGGCATCACAGTGCCGGGTTTCGCAAAAGGTAAAATCGCGTTCAGTCCTTCCCTGCCGGGCTTTCCCGGCTTGTATGGTGCTACCATTTTATAATATCCCTTCTCGTTATCAGATTTGCCGGTCTGTATACTTGTGGCATTTTAGAGTACTCCCCATTCTTCATCCGATGGCCATATTATATCATGCAACTCTGATTCGAGGTCCTCGATGCGCGGCAACAAAGCATTTTGACTCCGCAGATTGTTTATTTGCGATTGTAAAGCCATGCGCCTGCCATAAAGTGAACGCAATGCGGGCGGCGGTGTGGACCTGCCGGTTTGCAACCGATTCAAAGCATTCAATCCGAACTCCCGGTACGGCGCAAGATCGGCACGCATGGTTTGTTGTTGCTCTTTAAGGAACTTGATCATTTTTTGCTGCGCTTTTTTTTGCTCATCCGCTGCGCTGCTTGCGCCGAACATGCCGCCGAGACCTCCCAGGGCACCCGCACCTATGCTTGCTATTGCTCCCCAGTTCATTTTTCCTTCTCCTTTTCAAGATCTGCAATCCTGCTTTGCAGCCTTTTGATTTCCGTACGTGCGGCAATGAAACGTAAATGCAATTGTGACAACTCTTCCATTAAGACTTCTATATCGATTTGCAAATTACCGCTTTGATACTGTTCCTGTTGTTCCATTTTATCCTCCTCTTACTTCTTGTGCCTTTTGCTCTAGTGATTTAATCCTTCCCTCCATTTTAAGTACAGCTGAAGTTATCATGCTTAATTGCGCTCCGATGTCCCGTCCCTTTACGTCCGCTCTACTACTCCGCAATCCTTCGGGCAGCGAATCGTGATCTATTTGCGACCAGTCGCCGTTTTCCGAACCGGGCACTTCTCTTATCTTTTCGAGATCCGCTATCGGATCACTGCCCCGGTAGAACTTAGACCTGTCGGTGAAACTCAGAGCAGAGCAGTTATTGCTTACCCAGAAATTTCCCGCATTAGTACAGCTCATAATTGGATTGGGCGTGCTGTCTTCCGCCCAGAACACATAGTCTGCGTTGTCGGTGTTGACACCCTGCAGTTTGAGTGTAACATCGTCTTGTGTATCAATTCCTCCAATTGCCAGCTCGTTTGCTATGCCCATTCGGTCGTAGCACCACACGCGGCCGTCGTCCCGAACAGAAAAATAATTTGTACCGCCCGAGTCCTCACAAAAAAGGCTGAAACTCAAGGAATCATTACCGGGTCCAAAGATTCGTACGCCACATCTAGGGCTCAATGGAGCGCCGTTGAATGCCGATACGCCGTCAACAAGCAGTTGGTCTGTGCCCGGGTCGCTCGTCCCGCCGACGTGTACTCCACCGGAAAAGGCGCCATAATCGGATACGCTGAGAATCCCGGTTACGTATGCTTTACCGGTTACTCCATCCACCAGCAATTTGCATGAGCTTGCGCCTTCTTCCGCGTAGAGGTCCACGGCGCTGTTAAAAAGGTTGCTTAGTATTTGTACGTATGCATATTCATTGGCGTCTTTGTAGCATTGTAGCGTAGTAACATTAAGGCAATTGGAGTCAAAGCTGGCGAACTGTTTAGTTGATCCGTCTGTGGGTAGTGCTCCTATTCGGAAACCCCCTGTATTTGCGGTATGCGGATAAATGCACAATCCATTTGCTTCCGTCGCCCCGGCGCCGAGGTAGTATTTATCAGTCCACTCAATCAGACTCGGGCTTGCATCAGACGGTGTTAACTCAATGTCCGTGCCGCCCAGTCCTTTTATGTTGCCGCCCGCCTGAATTTCCAGTGCGCCGGCGGCGTTAATGGCCATCTTCCCGGTGCTTGACAGTGTTAGCGTCCCGCTACTACCAATTAGCCATCCGAGGTTTTGGCCGTTGTCGGCGGTAACGTCTGCATCCGTAAACCCAACCGTAAGCGATCCCGTAAGTCCGGGCGCTCCGGCGGAAAGATTGATCTTGCCTGCGCTGATCGCCGTTGCCAGCACTTTCCCGTAAGAAGTGCCGTCTCCGATGTCGTCCAGATCGCCGGTGCACTCACTCAGCAGTATATGCCCGGACGAGATGTCGGTTTTCAGCACTTTACCGTAAGTGCCGTCGGCAATGTCGTCAAGATCGCCCGAGCACTCACTCAATAGAGTATGCCCCGCACTGATATCGGTTTTCAGCACTTTCCCGTAAGTGCCGTCGGCGATGTCGTCCAGATCGCCGGTGCATTGGCTCAAGAGCACAAGCGAGGAGGCGTCAAGGCAGGCAAGGTTCACCCGTCCGTAACTGGTGCCGTCCGCGATGTCGTCCAAATCGCCAACCACATTAACAAATTTGATGCTTTTATGTAGATTGCCGACGTTGTTAAACCACTTCAGCCATGCGACATCGCGTATGAGGTCTCCGGTGTTCCAGTCATGCTGCGGCGGCAGAAAATTCTGTTCGTCGGTTATAGCCATTTTTTAATACCGTTTCGTCGGCTCGATTTCAACGTGCGCGACGCCCTTTATCGCCGTTTTCGCATTGCTGGTAGACGATAACTTATAGATCCGGTTTTTGCCACGTCCCAGCCTGCGCCATCGCGGAGCAATGGCGTCGTAATCTTCATTCGCGAGAGTTATAGTACTGCCGCTCGCCCAACTCGTCCCGCCGTCATCGGACCAGGTCAGCGCAAGCGCCAGCTCGCCGTGACCGGGCTCTACCTCCGCCTCAAATGAATGATGTACTAGTCTCGCGCCGCCGCCGGTTACTTTCCGGGTAGTAATACGCCTAGTAATAGCGTTTCCCTCATCTTGGTAGACACCGCTCGACAGCTTTAATAGTTTTCCGTTTGAGTGGTCTCCTACCAGATGTTCGTTATTGAAGAACTGATAGCACGTCCCCCGGTACCGGCCGTCGATAGCATCATAGCTCTCCCACTTCGACCACAGCCCGGTCTTGATGTTATAGCACCAGGTGGCGTGTCCAGTCGGAAAAGTAAAGATCAAAAACTCGTCACCCTCGAACGGGATAACGTACCCGATCGCGTCCGCGAGAGTAGTATATTGCGCCCATTGGTATTCTATTTGCCGCGTGCTTATTCTTTCCGGGTCCAGGCCCCTCGCGGCCCTGGCAATTCCGAAGCTGTCAATGAAGAACAGCGTACGGTTGTAGACGCAAGCACTGTGCGGGCTGTTGGTGCCGACATAGCCGATCGCGCCTGTGATGCGCTCAAACGGAAAAGTCGCATTACCAGAATCGAACCAAATTTCAATCGTGCTCTTTCCGATAAGCCACAGGTCGTTATTGACGTTAACTATACGTTGGAGATTATCGGGATCGCCCTCGGCCGTGGCATAGCCGGCAGCAGTCCAGCTTGTTGGATCGTCCAGCGCGCTGATATAGAAATCTCCCGTTCCGCCGGAGTTGACGATGTAATATCCGTCGATGTATGCACAACTGACGGGGTTTGCCGGGAAATCGGCATCATCGATTTTCGCGAACGTATCCGCTACTATCGTATAGCCCTCGGTGCCGTCTACAAAAAACAGCTTGCTGCCGTCCCCAGCCGCGAAATGCACCACCCCGGTGTTAGTATCTAGGGTGCCTTTGTTGGTGTTCGTCCCCCCAATCGTTCTTTTGTAAATTCGAGCGCCGACAACGGCCCACAGGGCCCCGCCCATCTGCGCCATGCCGCGTACCGGGTTGTCGGCGTATAAAGTCGTTTCGACGGATAATCCGGGTCGCCCGTAAAAGGCCGGAATTCCTTCCTGTTCATCGACGAACGGCGTGAGATTGAGGCATTCCTGCGCATTGATATTTGAGCTGTAATCGCTATAAGCGCCCGCCATTAGCGGTATGTCGATTCTCATTATTATCCTTCATCAATGTTGTATCGATACCGTCCGCCAGGCAGAACGGTGTCCAGCCGCGCTTCGTTTATTTGACTCGCAAAATTTTGTGATCTTATTCCGCGCAATGAATCCGCCGCCATCTTCGCAATCACTGCTGATGGTTCCTGACCGAATTCCGGCGCAAGTTCAAGCGCCAGATTCCATTTGATCGCCGCGTCATACGGCGGCGGGAATGTTACATTATTGGCGAGTTCAGCCGGCTCGCTAAGTGGTTTGAGCGAATCTATCACCATCGAACTTCCGGCGGTCGGATAAGGATAGAGCAGGCCCAGGGGATACTCCGGGTTGTAGTATAGATATGTCGGAGGCGCCGAGATAGTATTCGTGCTCAGCCTGCGATACAACGATTCTCCGATCATCTGCAACACATACTCACTGTCAACGACTGCGCCCTTTATCCTCCAAGGCCAGGTAGTATTGCAATCTCCACCCGATCCTATCGTATAGGAGCTCGAACCATCCATCGTCAGCGTATCCTGCTCGATGAAGTAGATATTCATATTCTCCGCCGACCAGCGTCGAAGCATAATCTGTAACGCTTCGAAACCATCGGCCAGCTCGGCATCGGTAGGCGTTTCGCCGGCTGCCACGATATTTAGCTGACGCATTGCGGCTTCGATCAACGTTTGCGCGGATTCACTCATCCGAATATACCTTTCAACGCCTCATCGGCTTTCTGTGCTGCTTCCGGGAGATCTTTTGATGCCCTTCGCGCCTCGTCCGGAGACATCGTGATGGTAAAATCGATTTCTGCTTTATCTTTATTAACGGCGCTCATCTTCATGAAGACTTGGCCGTCGTTTGTAAAACCTACTGCTTTTATCATGCGTAGAACTCCCTTACTGTGACTTCGCTGACATCAAGATCTTGACCTTTCCCCGCTACCATGCGCTTTATCTCTTCCAGCGTCGCGGCATAGTTCATCTGGATTGTGTGAGCCATCAGCACCAGACGGTCCCGATTTTGCGGCGCAAACTTGCTTAACTCGCAAACCGCTTTAAACAACCGGGTTTGCCCGGCTTCCACCGGCAGCTCAATACCGAATTCGTCCCGCGCGAATACTACAAGCTGTTTTGCGCTCATGTCTTCAAGATCCCAATACCAGTTTACCAGCTGTTTGTTTGCAAGAGCGGAAGCAGTAATTGAATCATAGCCGTCCGCCCTTGCTTTTTCTTCCTCATCGGTGTTTTCGACCAAAAAAGGCGGAGCCCCCTCGCGATACAAATACCGCGGGTACTTCTGGTAGGGATTTCCCTCCCGAAGACCTTGGAAGGGGAACTCCAGTTTTAGTTTCTTGTCATCCGGCATCACTAGCCCTCTTTGCCGAAGATTCGGCAGGCCAGCTCGGGGTAGATGGTTTTGACGCCGTACAGAATATCCATTCTTACGATTTCGGCGTCTTCGTCTACATCGTAGTCTTTCACAATGCGGATGCTGATACCGTCTTCCATTTCCACGGCGCCCCATACTCCGGTCGGCATTTGCAGCGGCACCATGCAAAGAGCAAAGGCGTTCTTATGGAATGCCAGGTTCTGCGGGTGCGGGCGGTTTGAGTTGCCGTAAATCTTCACGGCCGCGCCCAGCGCCGGGATGGTGTCAACCGTTTTGTACGGACCGGTGTGGATCATGTACGGCTGAAAGTAGATCCAAGACGGTATGCCCGTGCTGTCATCGGTAACAGTGCCGCAATCCTGCGTTACCACAAAATCGCGCAGCTGTCCCGTCGACTCTCCCGACATCGGATTGACTGAGTAACAGCCGTTTATGCTGAATGTGTCACCTGTTTTAAACGGAGTAACGGAATCCTGAATATTTCCGGCGATCAACAGCGATTGGTTTTCCGTCGCTTCGCGGGCGTTGCCGGTCGGCAATCCGCCGGAGGCACTATCAGCGGTCGAGTGAATGAAAATGCGGCTCGTAGTGGCGGCGGCGGTGTCGGTCGCATACTTTCCTACCGTATGGGTTTTTATGTTCTGGTCCATGAACACTTCCGCATTGGCGATTTTGCCCAGGAAGCCCTTCCTCAGCGCTCCCTCTCCGCCCTCGCGGAAATTCCAGTTCGACAGCGCATTGGCGAATGACCAATGAGCAGCGGGATTGAAAACTACTACCCGGTCATCGGGCGGCGCAGCTTCTTCGTCCAACTTCCGCATCGCGTCACCCATTACCCAAAATGTATGCGGGGTCACGTATCCGGTGCTCTCATAAGTAGTATTCGCAACATCATCGTACAGGGCGCACAGGTCCGCGTCAACCTGGTTCGCCAGCGCTGCGGCGGCAGGTCGTATGTACCTCTCCGAGTATTCCTCGATGGTCAAGGTAAGATCGACCATCTCGAACACCCAGCTTACATGGGCCTGGGTGGCCACCGTCATAGTGATGTAAGCTTCGGACATCGTGGTTGACACGCGCGTCCGGGCCTTGGTGACCTTGAATTTGTTGGGTTTTCGAATCTGAACGGAACCCCCGGTTTTCGGCATCCCGGGAAATTCCTTTTCATAATCGCGATAGACTATATTGCCCATTACCATGTTGTTTTTGAGCAGCCGGAGGGCTTCTTTTGCGATTATGGTCGGTTTTAACAGTGTATGTGAAGTTGTACTAGCCATTTTTAGTTACTCCTTCTTAGTATGGCCGGGCACCATGTTTTGCCCGCCATGCGGCGAATTCCGCTTGCGTCATTTTCTCGGGGTCCTTTTCGTGTGATCCCGACGGCCCGACAGGGCTGATCGGCGGCGGAGCGCCGGTTGATTTTTTTTGTTGAGCGCCCGGTTTTGTCACGCCGAGCTGATTTTCGATTTTAACGATTTCTCTGGCGGCGGCGGCCGGCGTCATGCGTGAGATACGAACAGCATCGACCCGGTTTTTAGCGAGATGGTACAGTACTTCAGCCGGCTTGTCGGATTCCATCACTATCTCTTTCATCGTCTGCGAGATCGGCAACGTAGGATCGAATACTACATCCCCGAAATCCTGATAGTTCGCGAATCCCTCATCCAGCTTTTCACGAAACCGCGCTTCGCGCTCCTGGTAAGCGGCATTTTGCTGTCGCCTCTGTTGATCGGCTTCCCATTCGGCCCTTTTTGCATCTACCTTCCAGGTTGTCAGCGCATCGATGTATTGATCATAGTCATCGAATTGTGACGGGTCCGGTTTGGCGTTGCCCTCCGGCATTTCTGCCGGTGGCTGTTGATCTGGTTGCGCCGGGGTGTGCGGCCGCTGTGGCTGCTCAACCGCCTTTCTTTGCCAATATGCGGCCCGATTTTCCGCTGCTATCCTCTTGCGCTCTTCCGCCAGTGCTTCTTTCTCGGCCTTCATCGCGGCCGGATCGGGCTTGTCGTCCACGGGGGCGTCACCCGCCTCGGCGGCTGTCGTTGCGGCAGCGCCGGATATCTGCTCAGGTTTCTCCCCTTCCGGGGGTGTGCTCTCCGCAGGTTCCTGCGGGTCTTGCTCTTTTACTTCTTCACTCATTTTTCGTTCTCCTCAATCTCCGGCTCGTGCAATAACCACTGCCGGGTGGGTTCGCCGAAAATGTCGGCGGTGTTGCCGCTCATCGACCGCAGAAACCGGCCGATCGGGCGGGTTGCCATCTCGCACCACTTCCACATGTGGTGACGGTGATCCTTATCTACTTTTATGTCGTTCGGCTTTATCAGCCGTTTATACCAGTTTCCGCTACTGTCCATCGGGCAGCCGGCCAGCACGATTCGGGTGTAGTCAAGCGCCAGGCCGATCTTGAATGCCAGATTTGCGCTCGTACCGTTCCATCCCCCGCGCCCATTACGCACCCACCGGACATCGAAACCAAGGCTCCCGGGGTTCCACGCATGCTTGATAACATGCTTCGGCAATCCCGCTGCAACAGCCTGCATATCCGGCATGTGCGCGTCGCCGGCGGCATAGTGCTGGAACTCATGCGGGCAAATCAATGCGCTGTAGTTGACCGCCATTGTGTCGTATTCGACTATTCCTTCTGCGATCTCGTACCAGCGCGCAATGTCGTCCAGCACATTCGACCCGTCGCCGAGTACTAGTAAAACGTCATTGTCCGACGTGCGCAGCCGCGCCATATAGTCGTTTATGATCGGCGTGGCGTGCGGATCGCCTTTAATGATCTCGGTCGGGAAAACCGTGTTGTTGCTGATTACTTGATGCATTTAGCGTTTTCCGAAAGTGTCGGGATATTGCTTCTCCGCAGCGGGCCGGATATCGGCATTGCAAATGGCGATAACAGCAGCCCAATTGTTTGCGCCGATGTTGCTAATTAGTGCTTCCGCGACGTTTAATGGTATCACCAGTCCGGTTAGCGGCTCCGGCATAAATTGCTCGTCTAGGTATTCGCTCACGTCTTCTAAAATTTCCGATTTCTTGTTCTTTTTGCTCATTTTTTTCGTGCTCCTTATTTTTTTGATATTCGCCACACCAGCTGTATTCGCCGCACCATGTAGTACTGCTCACGATTGGAAATCCATGATGCGACGGCGGATATCGCCGGCATGTGCCGGTGTCATGATATTTACAGCTTGAACATTCCATCTTTTGTCGCCTCTCCCAATAATTTTGCGGTATAGCCGCTCATGCTTGTTACTTTTTTAGAATCCGGCTGCCGCGCGAAATCGATCCATGCCATGAAATCAACGCCTATCCACAGCGGCCCCAACGTTTCTTTAGACGGCGGGAAGTACCAATGGCCACTCATGTCCATCGGGCAGCCGGCCAGCACGATTTTTTTGTATCCCATCGCGATGCAGGCCAGCGAGGCGAATAATGCGCTTGATCCGTGTAGCCGCCTGTCATCGTTGGTAATGATCGCATAATTATAATTCGGCTGTGTGCACTCCCAGTCACAGTCGAATCCGTCGACATCGCCGACGGTATGTCTAATTGTGCCTTCACCGTTAATCAAATTCTTCGCCCAGTTTATCGAGCATTCCGAGTCCAGATTGAACCAATGCCGGACCTTGCCCGGATAGACCTTGATCGAACGGCCGATGGCAGCCACGTCATGCGGTATATCCCAAACCAAGAATTGTTCTAAATCCGCGTGTAGGCCACTGCCGTCTCCTATTACTAGTACCACATCGTGCAATCTCGTGACCGGCTTATTATGCGATATGAGTTTAGCGCTAAACACTTTTCCTCGGTTCCAGTGCGTCTGCAAGTTCCACCCGTGTTTGGGCACGGATTTTTTCTATTTCCGCCCTTGTTTTTTCGATGTCGGCTTTTGACTTCTCGATATCGACCTGCGCTTTCTGCATGTCTACCTGCATCTTCTGCATAGCAGCCATCTGCGCGGGATCCGGCTGGGGAGGCGGGGGAGGCTGCCCGCCATTTGCATCATCGTCCCCAGCCAGCTGCGGCGGCAAGGTCGCTTTTAATCGCTTTTCCCATTCCCCGCTACCGGGCCAATCCAGATTGCCGGGAATAAGGTCTGATGTCACAAGCTTTTGAGCATCGGGTAGTACCGCGTAAAACTGTACCATGCCTTCGGCGGCTTCTTCCCTCTGAGTCTGATAGCTTGGTCCCACGCTTACCACCACGTCGTACTTCCCGACTGTAAGATCATACAGCTTCATCTCGCCTGTTTTTTCGTCTCTCACAGGCTGGTTAAACTGAACCCTTTCTTCGCTGCCGTCCTCGCCGAGTACTCTCTCAATTCGCGCGGTATCGTAAACTCGCGGTAGCAGGTCAAGGATGATGCGCCCGGCCTGCTGGATCGCCTTTGCGATATTGTCTGAATAAGCGTAATTCCCGCGTTCTCCCTCCCGAACACGTGCGATTATTGCACGCCCGGACTTCTCGTTGCTCGGTTTGCCTAAAGATGCGAGCTGCAATCCGGTAGTATCGTGAATTTCCTGGTCCGCCATTTGAATCTGCATCAGAATACCGGAATTAGCCGGAACCGGCGGCTCACGGTATGGTTTTAAGCTCGGCGCGTCTTTATCGACCTCAAACGGCAGATAGGGAAAATTTTTTTTGTGCGCTTGATCCCAGATTCCCTGATAGTTGCCAATCATATTGGCGGTGACCATATACGGCGACTTAGGCGCCAAGCTGGTCATTTCGGCATCATGACTTCGGGAGAAATTATACAGACGGCACGGATCCTTCGCGTGCCGCACGATGCCCCAATGTACGGTTTTTCCCTCTATCTGTATTGTCTTGCCGATTATATCAATGATCGGAATGTACTTCCCCGGCCAGTCGGTCGGCCCTTCCAATATCTCGACTCCGTTTGTCTTGTACCAGACGATTTTTGACGATTCCACCCGTCGGCTATTGATCACCTGTCCATCGAATTCCCCGGGTTTTTTGTCGGTGACATAATCATCACCGGTTAGTTCATGATGAACCAGGTAAATCGTTTTCGTCTCGGGAACTTTGCGGAAGTACTCCGCGATTCGTATTTCGTTTTTGCCGTCGCCCCAGTGCGATGCATCTTTCGATGACTGGAATTCCTGTAATGACGCTTTCGGATATTTTTCCGTGAATTCCTGCCGTGATATTTTTTCGGTCACAAAGCAAAACTTTGCATCCGATTTATCCCATTCTTGCGCATGCGGGTCCCAAAATACTGTAAACGGATTTTTAATGGGTTTTATGAAAATGTTCTGCTCGAAAACGTCATTATCGCAATATTCCGTCACGATTCGGAATCTACCGAGACCGCAGCGGATTGCAGACGACGCCGCGTTGTCGTAAGCGATATCCGCCATGCTCTGTATTTCGATATTGCGAATTAGTCCGGTTATTTTTTCGGCTGTATCGGGATCGGATTTGTTGTCAACGGGCTTGATCTTGATGGATGGAGTGTTCTGTTTAATGTCGCCTTCGACCTGGTCCACGAATGCGGGCAGCTTGTTTATCACCAGGCACGGACGCCCGTCAGCCGCCCGTTCACCACGAATCGCATCGGGCCATTGGCTTCCATCGGTGTTGTTAAGAAAGTTGAGATCGTCTATCATCTCGTCATACTGATCCGAGACAGCGTCATACGCTGTTCTGAAATTGTCGCGGATTTCTTGTAGTAGATCATCGTCTTTACTCATTATGCCATCCAACCCTGCTGTTGATTAGCGTACCGGGGCGCTTGTAATTTAAGCACCGGCTTGCGGGATTCATAGCCGACAGCGAAAGTTCTGAATGCGTCCGCTGCGTGCGAACTCCAATCATGCTCCGGCCGGCTGCCGAGAATTTTCGTCTCTTCGTTGTATTCGGCACGGTAGTTTTCAAGAGCCAGCAAGCCCTTGGCGCACCTGGTTTCGTCAAACCAGCATGACGCGAGAATGTTTCGCACCGCCGGAATATGAACATTGATTATTACGTCGATATTGCGGGCACGCGAGACAACGTTTATCGGTCGAATGCCCAAGTCCTGCGCGACTTCTTTCCGTGATTTTGCTATTTCGGAATTCGTCATTTCGCGGTGATCGGCGTCATGCGGCATCCAATGATTGCCATAGACGTACGGTTTCTCTTTCACCACTTTCGCGTAGTGCTCCAGGCCATACCCGCTTGCCTCGTAGTAGTCGATGAAATGATAAGACTTTCCGATCGGCTGCATGAACCAGATAGTCATTGAGTCGTCAACGCCCAAATCCCAAAATGTATCCACCTCGACGCCCGGCTGATGCGGCACGGGACAAACCCGGCCTTCTTCTCTCGCCTGACGAATCTGCTTGCTGTAGTACGCGCCGAGTATCGCGCCCTCCCAGCTGCATAAATATTCTTGTTCGAAAAGCGCCAATCCGTATTCCTCGCCGAACAGCTGCATATACTCGCTTTTGATACTGTCCAGTTGCTCGGCGTTAAATACGGGCGTTTCGGTCGCCATGCTGCGGTCAGCGTACCAGCCATCCGTACTTTTTGCCATGTCGTAAGTAGTTCGGCCGTGATTGTTGCCCCGGCTGGTGTATATGAAAAGGGCCCACCCACCGTTTTCTTCGAGAATCGGCGACAGGTACGCCCAGGCCATAGGGTTTGCCACAGCCCATTCTGAAAGTACTATTCCAAGCGGAGGGCTGCCGATATACGCATTGTAGTTGTCTGATCCTACCAGCTGCCAAATCGAACCATTTTTCAGCTCGATCAGCATATTCTGCACTGAAGTGCGGCGTCGTAATTCCAGCGGAAAAACTTCGTCAATGCGACGCTTGTTTGTTTTTGGGTTGATCGCGTCCCAGACAACCTTGCGCGCCTGGGTGTACTGCGGCAGCATGTGCCAGTAGTTCGCCACTGTTTGCACACATTGCGTTGCCGCGAAATGCAATGCGACATCGTCCTTTCCCCAGCGCCGGTGGGCTACTTCCACCGCCCGCCGGCCACCCCGTTCAAGATACGTCCACAGCGGCATCTGATAGTCGCGTGGCTTCCAGTTATTCGGGATCTTTATCTTCATCGGCGAATTTAACGATCTGGATTGTTATGTTGCCCTCGACGTTCGCATCGATCTTTTGCCGATACTGGTACTTATCCGGTCGCTCTGCGTTGAGGCGATGCATTAGCAGCGTATCGGAGTAGTCTTGCACATAGCCGCAAATCTCGCCTTTATAGAATACCGGTTTTTCAATGCCATCGAATGCTCGCCGCCAGCCCTCATCCTCAAGCAGCTCCACCGCAGCTTCTTTTGCAGCGTCCCAGGCTTCGCGAAATTCCGGATCGGCGTTGCGATAACGATACAGATCAGAACGCGACACATTCAGTGCGACACTGCACTTGTAAACATTACCGCAATCAGCAAGCAATTCGAGGAACCGCTGCTTCATTCTCTTCGTAATTTTCTTAGGACGTGCCATGATGGCACTAGTATTTTAATTATTTAGATAAAATGCAAGGACTAAATCCCTAAATAGCGCTATTTAGGGATTTAGTTTGAAGGGGCTGAATTTAGAGGGGTGGAGAACTTCTATCGAGGATTCGTTCATTTCCCACGTTATCCAGATGTGGCCGCATTTTCGACATTCACGTAGTCTGCGTATCGCGGTATCGTACTTGCGCGTATCAATCACCATCACATCATCAGAGCAGCAGTGAGGACATTTCATCGCACACCGATTTTGTAGATCATCGTTGCGCCGGTGTTGTCGGATCGGGGAACCTGAATTGAAATGTGGATTAGTTTGTTAAGAAATTCAACCAGTTTGCCGTTATCGTATTTTATGTTGCCGTCTTTCAGCGCTAACGGGATACGTTGCCGCAGATCGTTGATCATTTTGATCCCGTATCCCCAACTATTATCGATTGACACCATTTCCAGCGAGTAGTTGTTATTATCACAAAATCGCTGAAATTGCCAGGGGAAGAGATAGTGAAGGTCGGTCTTGCTCATTACCGCGCCGAGCATGTCAAGCGTCATCCACACTATGCCGCGCGGGTTGATGAAGCTGGGGGAACTTGTTACAACGGCTCTCGCCTGGAATTTGTCGATCATTTCTTTTAGCTCTGCGAACGGATCGTCAAGGTGCTCAAGAACACCTTGCATAACTAGTATGTCGCATCGCAGTATACCGAAGTTTTTGTAATCACCGGCCCACAGCGACAGCTCCGGGTGCTTCTTCTGCGCTGTCGCTATCGCAGTCTCAGAGTAATCTATGCCGTAGCATAACCCTGGCCCCGATTTGGCGATCAGCGACAGCAGATCGCCCTCGCCGCAGCCGATCTCAAGCACGGTTTTGTTCTTCCACCTAACTGATTTTAATATCGCCGTGCGCTCCAGCTCGCCGTCGTCGAACCAGGCAGACGAGCCCCGGTTGTGCATCTGTTCGTATTTTTGCCTAAGATTTTTGTTATCCATGATTGTTTTTCCGTGTTTTGGAGCGGGAAGAGGGATTCGAACCGCTCATTTCCTATCTTGGGAAGATAGTGCTCTGCCTTTAAGCTATTCCCGCTTATCCATTTGGGCAGCCCCAAAAATCGCAGCCGGCGCACAGCGGCACCATGTCACGCCGCCCGGTGACGTGATAATCAACCCATTCTTTCCGCCGGCCGCCGGTCCACACATCGGCCAGGGCCTCACTCTCTACATTGGCGAGTCGATTCTGCTTGAACGGATCGTAACGGACGCACGGGGACACATCGCCGAACCTATCGATAGCCAGCTTGTGCAGCATTTCCAGGCATACGCCGGTCTCCGGTTTTACCACCGGTTTCTCGTAGCCGAAGCTGCCCGCCGGCGCGTGCAATTGACGTATTGCTACTACTACACGCGGATACCGGCAAGAGAGGTCTTTGATCCTACTCATCCTGTCCGCATCGATTTTTCCGAGCGTGCGCAGTACTACCAGCATTTCGTTATAGCGCCGTTCAATGAATTTCTCCGCTATGTCAAGCTGCTCGTCTCCTTCAGGATCGTCCTGAACGATGCTTATAGCTATCGAATCAACATATATCTCGTCAACACGCTCCATTAGCAGTTTTCCGTTCGTGTCCATGTGAAGGAAATGATTTGGAAAACACATTACCGCTTTTTCCAGGTCCGGGTATAGTAGCGGCTCGCCGTTCCAGTGGAGCTGCACCGTCACGCCCGGCGGGATCTGCACTGCAATCTTTTTGAGCAGCTCAATCGGCATATCGCCCCAGTCGCAAAGCTCCGGATGCTGCTTCTCCATTTTGCGGCGCCCGCACATCCAACAACTCTTATTGCAGCGGCTCGTCAACTCGATGTTAACACTCGCAAGTCCGTTCATACCGGCCTCCATCCACGGAAACTATTGTTTTTTCCGTCATAAAAGTCCTGCGCCGTGCGCATCATCTTGTTTTTGCGCTTCTCTATGTAGTTCTCGTACAGTTCCAAATTTGCATATTTTAGCGCCCGGTGGAACTCAACATCGGGCATGTCGGTAAAATTCACGCTGACCAGATCGGAGTTAACGTGCTTTTGTTCGTAGAACTCCTCCGGGCCCTGTAGTAGTCCTTTTTCGATAGCCAACCGGTAGAGCTTCGTGCCCGGATACGGTGTTACCGGCCGAATAGTTCTCAGCTCATCGCACGGATCGTATTTCTTCAAAAACATCACGGCAGCTCGCAGATTAGCAGTGCTGTCGCCCGGAAATCCCCAGATGAAATTAAGACCAGGGGAAATACCGGCTGTCAGGGTTGCGGTAACGCCGCTATTGATCTGTTGCAGCGTCAATCCTTTTCCCATCTCGTTAAGAAGCTGTTGGTTTAACGACTCGATGCCGTAGTTAATATACTCGCAGCCGGATTTCTTCATTAATGCCAGCAGCTTCGGTTTGGCGTAGTTCAGACGCCCGTTGCAGTCCCATTTTATTTTGAAATTGAGCTTGAGAATGGCCTCGCAGACCGCCGCAGTCCGCTTATCGCCGGCCATGAGCAGTTCGTCGGCAAATTGGATGTGATTGATTTGATGTGTCTTGTGCAGATACTTGATCTCTTCCATTATCGCGTCGATACTGCGCATATGAAAACCCTTGCGCATGCGATAGCAGAACGAGCAGGACCACTTGCACCCCCGGCTGGAGAGGATCGGAAAGCAAAAATCGGTAGCCGTCGAAGTCGGCCACCGTATCAGCTTGTATGTGCTGATCGGCATGCGATCATAAAGAAACAGCGGTGCGTCATCTTCGGTACACGGCTCCGAGTGTATGACACCGTTTTTCCCGGACAGCGCCTGGTCCATTCCGTTTTCGCCGTCACCGACAACGACCGTGTCGGCGCCCATCTTGTTTATGAAGAACTCCGGCTCCGCCGCCGGGCCATGACCGCCGAGCATGTACTGAAACTTTGACCTGCGCTTCGATGCGCTTACTACTTTCGATAATGACTTCAGTTTAGCATATTGATAGTAACCCGCTGTCATTCCTACTCCGATGAGATCCCATGGGTTCTCGTCAAGCAGCGGCAACAACGCTTTGTCCGGGCCGTGGTGCAGGTCTTGATGATATATCCCGACCGTGTTCGTCCCGGATTTGGCCAGGTGGCCATGCAGGTAGAACAGGTTCAGCGGGAAAAACGGCAAATGGCTGCCGTTATCGTAGCTGATCAACAGGATGTTTGCCATTCACTTGCCCTCTATTTTTCCCAATACCTGAGTTTTTTCATTACTTCCTTCTCGGCGTCGAGATATCGCTTGAATCCATCACCCATGCACGCTTCTATGATACGCGCATAGTCGACAATCCTCTTAAGTCCTTGGAATTCCAGGCTCGCGGCCTGATCGCTGCCGTACATGGCGCGATCCAGCGTCACATGCCGCTCGATCACAGTCGCGCCTACCGCCATCGCCGCGAGGCTCGGCACAATGCAGACTTCGTGACCGCTGTAGCCGACCTCGACTTCAGGATACAGGCGCCGAAGCGCTTTTACGGCGTTGATATTGCAATGCTCGTTTGCGCATGGATAAGTTGATACGCAATGCAGCAAGCTGAAAGAAGTGCCGGCGGCTTTAAAAACGTCAACAATAATGGGAAGCATTGATAGCGTACACCCGCCGGTGCTGATATATGTGTGCTTCCCGAATTCGGCAACCCTGTTCACGAACTCACCGTTTGTCAGCATCGCGGACGCTATCTTGTGCTTCGGCGGATCGAATTCCCGTTCCATAATTTCCAGGCTCGCGGTGTCCCAGCACGACACGAACCACTCCATTTCAAATGATTCGCACCATTCGTCTATCTCAATATAATCGTCAATACTAAATTCCAGCCCGCGCTTCTGTTCTCCTTGCGTTTTCCAGCCGTACGGATTCTTATCGTTGCGCGGCTTGTCCAGCTCGCCGGCATACACAACATCCACAGTACGCTTCTGGAATTTCACGCAGTCTGCGCCCGCCAGTTTGGCTTGAAAAATCATCTCTTTGGCAAGATCCAAGCTGCCGTTATGGTTAATGCCAAGCTCTGCTATGATTTTAATTTTGTTGGGCATTTTATCCTTCCGATGTTGTTGGTACTTGTTTTACAGTCTCGACGTAGTTTCCGTCCTCATCCGCGTACCAGTTTACCGCAATGTGCGGATTCCAGTTTCCTTCCACCAGTTCGATGACCCGTCCGGATGAATCGGACATCTTCTGCACCCGCAACGTCTCGATCGGCTCGATCGGCTCGAATCCCAGACCACGGTATGTCTGGATCGAGCGTTCCAGGCTTTTTACCAAGATTCCGGCGTGGCGAAGGGTGGTTTTCATTCTGATAATGTCTCCTTTATTGCGTTCTTCAAAATTATACAACCTTGCTCAAGAACTGATTCTTGAATCGTGAAAGCCGGACCGAGTTTGATCCACTTTCGCCCTGTGTTGACGACTTTTAAGCCGTTTTTAAGGCACAGTTGGACAACTCGACCCGCATCAAGCTGATTTTCAAACTCAAGCCCGGCCAATAGTCCGCGTCCTGCGTGGTGCCGTACTCCGCAGTCCGCGAGTAGATTTTTCAGCATGATACCCAGCCTTTGGCTACGATCAATCAGATCATGCTTTTGAATTTCTTCGATGACAGCAATCCCCGCTGCGCACATCCACGGATTGCCGGAATGCGTGGAGTGCAAGTGCGCGTGTTCCCGCACTACTTCCGATTCCATGATGTCCTTCGGCCCCAGCAGTGCCGACAGAGGTAGGCCGCCGCCGCATGCCTTGCCGATCGTTACGAAATCCGGCTTCAGGTCGTCATACCACTGATGCGCGAACAGCCGCCCGGCCCGGCCGAAACCGCCCTGCACTTCATCAACGCACAGCGGAATCGACTTGAACTCTTTTTGTAGCATCTTGATCCGTGCGATAGTCGGTTCGTCTCGATGAAACTGCGCTGACGGTGCGTGGTACGGTTCCATGATCATGCTTGACGTAGCATCAGGCACCACGCCAAATCTCAATGACTGCGTGTCGGATATTTTACCAGCTGCGATTAATGAGCCCAGGGTCATGCCGTGCATGGCATCCGGCTTTGCATCGTCCTTGCCTACATCATCCGGGTCGACCAAACCGCCCCACACGGCGCCCTTGCCGCTGTGAAATCTCATACAGCGCATGAACGCCTCGACCGCTTCGCTGCCTGTGGAGAACAGCGCCACCGATTCAAAGCCCGTGAATTCTTTAAGCATATCGATGTAGCGTAGTGCGACGGGATGAGGATAGTGCGGGAAGTATGAGGAAATATCGGTTATTTTTGAAATGTGCTCGCGGATCGCAAGCGGGTTCTGACCAAGAATAGCGGCAAAGATGCCGCCGGAGGTGAAGTCGATCATGTCAATCCTTCCAAACATTCATCGGGTTTGTGCGCCGCGAATGATACTCGGCGTACTGCCAATCTCCGGTTGTATCAATTTCGATCGTCCGGGGCGTTTCATACGCCAATATCCGGTCGCCCCACAGTTTTCCGCTCATTACCACATTCTTTCTACAAATGTCAACATATCCGTTCGCTTTATACGTTTTTTCGCAAAATTGATTGGGTTTGTCGGTAAAATCGTCCCCGTTTTTTCGAATCGGCCACAAGTAGCCTATTTTGTTGATATAGCATTTGTACGCCGATTCAGGCATTTCTTCCACCGACCGCAACCCGGTCGCAGCAGTATCAAGCGATATCGCTTTTATCGCTTCGTCAATGTGATACGTCGCCCGAAACGGCGTGGTCGGACGGAGATACGCGATCAAATCGAAATCGTCATAATCGCCCTGGTCGATGACATGGCGGATTACCGACAGGTCATCGGCATCGTCTGCGCAAAGTTCCGTCGGACGTTTGACATAATCGAAATTGGCGCGGCTTATAATCGCGCTGCGCTCCGCATCCGTCGTTACCACTATGCGCGATATAAGATACGAGACAACAGCCGCGAGGATTGAATATTCTATCAATTGCAGCCCGTTCAGCATCCGAAAGTTTTTCATCGGCACCCTTTTTGATCCCGTCCGGGCTGGAATTATCGCCAGTGCTTTTTTTAAGCTGTTTGGTTTGAACACGATTATCTCTCCTCGATTTTGATGGGATATAATGCTTCCACCTGTTTTTTGTTTCGAATAAATTCTTTTGTCCTGTGTCCTTTCACGTCAACTACCTCGACGTGTCCGTCTGAATAAAACACCATAAAATCGGCACGATACGTTGTGCCGCCCGGGAGATCGAACATCGGCTGTCTAAGGAAAAACAGCACTATGCCGGCTTTTTGTTTCAGCAACAGCTCGTCATAATACCGCGCTTCTTTTTTTGAGCGGAACTTAATGTTATTGCGCTCGGTTATCTTTGCTTTGAATTTATGATACAATATGAAACACCTAATTTAATTAGATTAAAAAAATAGCCGTTTAATGTTTCAGCTATTCTCGCCGCTGAACAGGCTATGAAACATGTCAGTTTGCGGACCGGGGATGATGTGAATGCGGTTTCAGCTATTCCCGCCGCTGAACAGGCTATGAAACTGTAGTACTGC